GAGTTAGACATTGGACATTGGGATTGAAGGATGTAATCGCCACTAACTTTAGTGCGGAAACATTCCGATTCTGTCACATATTCGGTAAATGGAATCCCGACCTAGGAACAATGTGGGGAATTAAGAACCAAACAACAGTAACATACAACGACGAATTGGATGAAAACCATGAAAGTTATCGAGATACAACAAATGTAGATGTTCAAGATTTGCTAGGCGATGCAATGGGTGACTACATCGTGCCATTGATTGACCTTGAGCGCAGACACCAAGAAACAGCAGCATTGCCTCTTGCAGATAAATTGGTAATTACTGATGGAGTAGTAACAAACATGAACCTACGCCAAAGTTCGACAGGAAATAGAACCCTGTTTATCAGTGATTTGAACGCAGACTTCAATTATGAGGGAGAAGAGTATTTCTCAACAGCATGTTGGGTTCCTCCGCACATTGATATTGATTTCGGAATTGGAAGCCATGTAATTCTCGTAGGAAGAACAAACCAACGAGAGGTGGATGGAGAACTTACTTCGGTGAGTTTGAACACATTTGGTATCTATGTCGTAGATAAGAGAGGGCAACCCCTTGAATACGAAGATGCCGATGAAGATGACGGAGATTGGTTCTGAGTATAGCGGCGTTTAAGCGTATCGCCTGAAGAACGCTCAATGGGGTGCAAAGCCCCAAATAAAAATAAAGAGTAGTGATAACTATGGTATTTGGAAATGGTGAAAAGGATAACAAGGAAACTGCGTTTCAAAAGCGCAAAGCAGAAATTCTCAAGCAAAGGGAAGAAAGAATGAAAAGAGAAAGAGATTTCTTATGTGTTGGAATTTATGGGCATCCTAAAACTTGTAAGACTTCGTTGGCATTAGATTGTAAAGGTGATGCGAAAGTATTTGTTTTAGACTTTGACAATGGTTGTGAAAGAACATGGAGAGCAGCATATAATTCTGACCCCGATATTGAAATTTTTGTTCCTTATGTTTATGATGAGTATAAAAAGGCATTGCTAATGGAAACTGCTGAAATGGCAGAAACATTCATTAGAATGGTTGATGAATTAATTGAAGAGGGTGAAAATGTCAAGTTTATATTTGATGGTCTAGATAAATGGATTCATCTTTGTTTTGATATTATGACGGCAGGTAAGAAATGGAATGAAATTCGTCAGGCTCCTATTATGTGGGGAAAGAGGAATAAAGAATTCAATGATTTACTGGACAGAGCATTGGCATTAAATTGTGACAGATTCTTCATTACTCATCTCAAAGATAAATATGAGGGGATTACAAATCCCATGCCAGTTGGAACTGAACCTGATTGGCATAGAACAACCCCCGGAAAACTTAGTCAGTTAATTGAAATGTCTAAGAAAAAGACCAAAGGTGGAATCGAATATTATGGTGAAATTATTAACTCACCAAATATGCCAAAACTTAATGGTAAAATGTATACAGTTATGACTGTATCTAAGGATAATGAAACTGTGGAATGGTTTGGAATACCAGAATTAAAGGAAGGGAAACTATGAAATTTACAGTAGATTCAAAGGAGTTTGTTAAAGGGTTAGAATTAATTTCTCTTAAGGGAAAGTATGCAACCACTTCAGGATTCAAAGGCTCTAAATTAAGTGATTGTGTGGACATTAGAGTGGATGAAAGAGTCACACTAATTAACGCTGATTCAGCAACAGTAGTAAGTAAAGTAGTTGATGCAGATATTGATTCCAAGGGACAAGCAATTATCGAGATTGGGTCACTAATAAAATATCTCAAGAAAATGCCAACTGCCACAATTTCAGTGGAAGATGTAGTGAGAATTACCTCTGGAACTAGACGGGCAACAATACCTATTGTGGTAGTTCATCCTGATATATCAATCATTTCAATGTTAACAGAATCTAAACATACATTCAATTGGGAAGAGCCCGTCACCTTTGGGAGAAGGGGGGCAGAATATTCTACTGCAATTCAGTTATCAGCAGAAACGTTTTCAACAGCAATTTCTTCATGTGAAGTTGTTGGTAGTGGATTGTATAAATTAGATATTAAAAATGGTGTATTGGAAATATCATCCAAGCATGGAGCGGAGGAATACTCCGAACATATTACTCCTATGAATGTTATGGGAGAAGATGCCACTGTTGAATTTTCAGCACCGATTCATAACTTATTCAAGGATGGAATCATTAACATTTATTTTAACGATGACAGCCCAATTACTATTATTAGTGCCGATGCTCAATTGGTTCGTGCGCCAAGAATCACCGGCAGGTAAATAGACAACCCATACATACAACATATGATGCGCCAAGAAATTAGATGGGCAATTTTGTTACCATGCTATACAATAGCATTAATTTTATACTTTCCAGTATTTTGTGTAATGGTAGCAACGCATTTGTTAAAATGGACATATAAGGAAGTGTTATAGTGATAATTTGTTACAGTGATAAGAATAGAAAAATTCACCAAAGGTGGAGAGATTCTGATGGAGAAAGGGTTGAACAAGACATTGAAGGATTTAAACCATATTTCTATATTAGGGCTACTGATAAGCGACCAACAATGTATGTAGTTAAGGAGAGTTTCTATAATGCTGGCAATGATAAATGGCATAATGTGACTCTTAAATTTCCCTTTGAGTATGAAAATTCCGATGAAGTTAATCTTAAAGGACAAGCATTAACAAAGGTTTATGTCAATAAACCGGGAGATGTTCCATCAGCGAGAGAATTATTTAAGGAAACTTATGAAGCAGATATTCCTTTTCATTACCGATATTGTGTTGATGAGGTTTCTGAGATTCCCGAATATAAATTGCGTAAGTGGTATTGGGATATGGAATGGCAAGTCGGCGGAGAATACGATGGATGTATTACCTGCATTGTTGTGTATGATAATTACAATGAGGAATACACTACTTATGTATGGTTTCCTAAGGAAGCAAATGAAGTAGTTAAAAAGATTGGAGTGCCAAATATCTATAATTCTGAGAAAAGTATGCTTGAAGCATTTATGGTAGATATTCAAGAGCAAGACCCTGATATGATGCTTGCTTGGTTCGGAACAAAATTCGATTTACCGAAACTAATTCACCGATTATACGCAAATGGAATTGATTCAAGAAAACTCTCTCCTGTAAATGACATTAAAGGAGTCACTGAAAGAGGCATCGGGAAGATAGTTGATAGTTATTCTCCCATTGAACAACCTATCCGTGGGCGTATAGTTCTCAATTTAGACCTTGCTTTTGAGCGTCAATGGAACGATGCACAAAAGGGAACCCTACCATCATTGGCACTTGAGTATGTAGCCATGACTTTATTCGGTGAGGGAAAGAAGAAAAACTCCAAGTTCACTGATAAAAATGAGTTCTTTTCTAGGGGGTGGCTTGAAGATACTCAGAATTATCTAGAGTATGCCCTGACTGACGTTGAGTTGTTAGTGCGAATTGACGAAGAAAACTTCACTTCTGAGGCTGTATTGGCACTTCAGAGAGTGCTGGCTGCACCCTTTGATGCTTGTTTTTATGCGTCGAATATGGGGTCAATATACTTCATGCGACACGCCACATGGAAGGCTCCAACGGGAATAAAGAAAACTATATGTGAATCCTGTGGGAAAGAAGTGAAAGTAGCAAAGCGTTGTTCTAGTTGCAAGGCATTTATGGGTCAACAATATGAAGGTGCTATGATATATGACCCAATGAGTGAAGGAACGAATGGCCTTCATTTGGGGATAGCAGCATTTGATTTCGCAGGTCTATATCCATCTATGATGTTAGCACGTAATATTTCATGGGAGACTAAATCAAATGAACCAACACCGTTTGCAGTTAATTTGAAAACTCCACGAGATTTTAGCGAATGTGAAGAGGAAGATATGCGCTACTACAAGACGGATAATCTTGGTCTATTACCTAAAGCGGTATTTAAACTTAATTCTCTTAGAGATAATTACAAGGCTAAAATGTATGAGGCTAGAGAAAATGGTGATATGCATGGGTATCAAAAGTGGAATACAAATCAAATGGCAATTAAAAGACTAAGGGCTTCTTTCTATGGCATTGTAGCATATAGAGGATTTGGCTGGTATGACGTTGATGTTGCAGCGAGTATTACCGCTAGTGCTAGAGAAGCCATTAGAAAGGCAGCATTTAAAGTGAGGGAATTAGAATGACAGATTATATGTATAATAGAACATGGGAAGAAATAGAAGATATGTTAAATAAAGCAGAACGCAAACAGAATATGCATTCTATTGCAATGCAAAGAACAAACAATAAGGA